TCTGTTTTCATGTTGCTCGTTCTCCTTTCGTATTAGGTTGTTTTAGGCGTGTAACCGACCGCCACGAACCGACTGTTTAAGGTCTGATCAGCTGACCAATGTTATTTCTTTGCATAAAAATAACACCCAGATCTCTCTGCGTGTCTTCTGCAGCTTAACCCTGCTGCCGGGAGATATTTGGATTACCGTCCTTTCTATTCTGTTGACTTCATGTTTCGCTGCTCCTTTCTTAAAATTTCGTATAAAAATACCACCTGACGTCGATCAGATGGTACATATTTATAAACCTGGTGTTATATCCTTGATTCCTTTTACGGCATTATATACTTTCTTCATCATTGAATTTTCCTGCAGATACTCAAGACCCTTTAACGTAATTCTGACATCGCTTGCATTAATCCTTGTTGCTCCTGTGATATCACGTTTTATACTTACACCCTTAATATATCCGACATCAACCATCATCTCTATATATCGTGCCCAACGTTCTTCAGAAACTCCTAATGCTTCTGATCCAACATCGTTGATATCAAATTCTGGATAATCCATTGCTTTTTCCAATGCTGATAAGATTTTATATACTGCTTTAAAGTTATCCATTGTTCTCACCCTTTGCTTTTTCTACTTTATCTTTTATCAACTGATACCACCCATTATTTTCGTTATCAAAATATGGGCAATTATAATCTTTTGCTTTTAAATGTTTGCTTGGTATCTTACCATACACTTTACATAAAGTTTCGTAACCTTTTTCATCAAAATCTGCTTTTCTGCATGCATGGCATATTGGTATAGGACTTGTCACTTTTGCCATTCCAGGAAAGTCATCAAAACTCGGACCTATTTCCATTTCTTGTTTCACACCATTTTCATCATAATAATATCCTATTCCACTCATAAAACAGCCTCCGCTTTGATATAGTATCTGTCCTTTTCTTTATTTACACTTTTTATTTTATACTGAAATCCTCGTTTAAACAACACTTCTTCTTGATTTTTGTATTTTTCAGTTGCGACATCTTTTATATATAAACAGCCTTTATACCCTTTAGGGATCTCAATTTCAAGATGAACATTTCTCCCCTGATACATTATGTCATGAAAAGATGTAGATGTATAACCTTTATTCGTTAAGGTCATTCCATTCATTCTTTTTATATCCTCTTCGGAATATTGAAAACCTTTTGGAAATGCATTTAAATATTCTGGAATCGTATCACGATGAACTACCATTTTATGTTCTGCAGTACCTTTACTTAATGCAGAATCCAACAGATCCATAAATCCTTTTTCCTGATCAATTCTTTGCTGTTTTCCAGAATATATTGCACTGTTCACTCGGTTCGCTGCATTACCAGTATATCGCCAGATTGCCTTCTTTTCTTCTTCTGCCAGTTTTTCTAACTGTTTAGACATTTGATTCTTAAAGATATTCTTTCGATCTTGCCATACAGCCTTCTGTGCTACACTTCGGTTGAATCCAACGATATCTCCTGCTTTGTTCTTCACCGCATGGATCTGAACTCTTGCAGACTCATATCGCCTTCCTGTTTCTTTGCAGAAAACTTTTAATGCTGCTTCCTGTTTCTTTAATCTCACAGATTCTTCATTAAACCGATTCTGTAAAGTATTTTTTAAATCATCTTTCGCTTCACTGATCGCTGAATTATATCCAGCAAGTTTCCTCTTTGTCTCTCTGATCTGTCGTTCATGACCTCTCTGCATCTGACCCGCTTCATACTCTGTAAATTGCTTTCCATTGTATTCAACATTCTTTGCAGAATAATCATCTAACATCTCTTGCGTATATGCTAGCGTCGATATTCCTGGGAAAAATGCATGGAAGTTATGGCGGCAATTCCAACCACATAAACCTGGCCCTGTTCCATATCCTGTTGCTTCATAGAAGTTTTCATACTTCGGATCAGTCCCAGATAAACAAAAGACCTTCCCTTGCCATACGGCATGTTCCGGTCTTGCTCCTTCATGTGCAGTTGTTTCAACATAATCACAATTCTGATCTTTTGCGTATTGCAAGTTCATTTCTGCTGCAGTCTGGTTTACTCCGGTAAGTACAGCTCTTCTTACTGCGACATCTAATTTATCGACATGCTGTGACGGATATAAGACTTCTGTTCCCTGCACTGCTGCCTCTTTGATCGCATCTGCAATGGCTTTGTCATAACTAAACGCTCCGGTACTTACTTTCATCTGTGCCTTATTGCATGCCTGGATAAAAGCAGATTGTGTTTTAACAGCTGTTGTCATTGTCAGGTTATCTAATTCCTGGCATGTCTTTCTGACGTTTGCCTGCAGAATCCTTTGCATACCATTTGACTGTTCAAGTTTAACAATGGCTTCTTTCCCTGCCTGTTTGTAATAGACAGCTTCATTTTTTAAGTTTCTGACTCCTGCTTCCTGGTACATCCGCTCAACTTCTCGATTCTGGTACCCCGATACCTGACTTACTCGCTTGATCGTATCTTTATAAACAAGACCTGCATTCTGTAAAACTTCAGCCTGATGTTTTGTTGACTCTGATACATTTCCCATCTTTACGATTCTTTTTGCCATATCAGATATGATCGCTATTGTCAGAGTGTCAATGATGCCAAGTAACTGATCGGAGAACTTTTCCAAATACTTCGGATCAAGCATCTGTGATCACCTACTCTTCCTGGATGGTAAAACGATCATCCTGTACCGGCATCATTTTCAATGCTTCTTCCTCAGATACGCCATACTTGGCCGCAATGTATATTTCTTTTCGGATCAGTCCTGCTGTTGCATCCTGCTGCATACTCTGCAGTTCCTGTTCTTTGTCGATCACAATCGAATCATCCCAGTCAAAACTGACCTCATACTTCTTACCGCCATTTAGATTTGAAAGTTGTGCGATCACATCCATTGCATAGATCAATTGTTCTAATGCTTTCTGCAAAGCTTTTTGAATATCAGATACTGTGCTGTATGATCGTTGTTTACTTGTCTTAATCTCTTCTGCAGTCTTATCAACTGTGTTCAGATCGCTCAGAGTTCCATATGCCAATCCAGAATTAAACTCTACCCTACGAAGAATCGCATTAAATCCATTGATAAGGCTCTTATCACGGATCGGCGGTGCAAATACCTTGTACTGCTCCTTATCATCGTCAAAATCCATCATTCGGAAAAGTCTTTCTTTTCCTTTTGGAAGGTCAAATTCTCCGTTTTCTTTTCGCTTAAATAAGCTAACGTCTCCATCAATTGCTAATTCAGATCCCTCAAATTCCCATAATATCCTCGTCCATTGATAATCCGCTTCTTTGATGTCATCTACCGCTCTGGAATATACAGATACTCCCAACGGAGATGAATCATCAACGTTATTTGCATTCGGAATCTTGAAATATGCAAATAACGGCTTCTTCACATTTATGATTGTGACAGTTTCTTCAAGATCGGCCCACTCCGGTACAGCACTAAGCGGTACTTCTTTTCCTAACACCTCAACGTTATCAAGGTCCTGCCTTACAAAAGCTTTGTTGATAATGTAGTATGTAGCCGTCTTTTCATCGTGTCGATGATATTCCAGTCTTGTATATACCTGTTTTCCTATCGTGACAGTTTCCATAAATACTGCTGCAATAACTTCTCCTCTGGAATTAAATTTTACAGGAAAGAACCGATCGGCCTGAACCATGTCCACTTCTATATGCCCATCCGACACGTAAGGCTTCATTGCAAGTCCACCCTTTGCACAGGCATATTCCGTATAGGTTCGTATATTATCAATCACAGTTTGGTATTCATCGTTGAGAAACTTATTCCCTGTGATCTCTGTTTTTAATTCCAGTGTGACAAGCCTTGCAAATTCTCCGGCAATAGCTGCAGGTAATCCGCAAAGTTTCAGTTCTTTTCTTTTCCACGGCGGTTGATTTTTATACATCTTCGACCAGAGATCAATTTCTCTTGCCATCTTGTCTGATACGGCAACATCAACTCCGATCGCATCCCTGATATTTTCTTTTCCAAGCATTTTTCTTATCACCTGCCTTATTCGCTCAATAATTTCTTTTATCATTTATATCAACTCCATTTTCGTTCACGTCGCACAATTGTGTAAGCGAAATATCTTACCGCATCCATGCAATGATCATGCTGCTTAATTGGTTTATCTTCTCCACGTTCCAATGCCTTGTCATCCCAGATATAAGAACCGAACTCTTTGATTGTTTCTTTACAACATTCAGAGAACTGTAATACACTTAGATTTAACAGATTTCCGACAAATCGAATACCATCAAGTACATCATTCTTTGCTTTCTTAACCTTAAATCCTCGTTTCTTAAGTTCTGCGATAAAGGATGCGGCTGCCGGATCGACAATGATTGATTCAACATTGATTCCTTCCAGGAACTCTTCCATGTCATCTGCATACTCTCCATCGGTCTTCTGCGTGGTCTCATCTCGGCCAGAATAGTAATATTCTTTTGTAGCAACCCACTGTCCCTTGTGATTCTTTTCCCACAGAAGATATACTGTCGCATTCTGTGTACCATAATCGACACTGACGTATTTACTGCCTACTACTGATTGCTGGTCTTTTACAACATGCTTTTCTGTATTGAACATATCGTAAATAATTCCCTCGGCTACGGCCCACAGACCTAGGATATAGCGCTTGTAAAACACTCCGGTATACATCGCCCGATATCTTGCTTTAATTCGCTCAGATAGACTCAGATTGTCGTCCATTGTGAAATGTAGATAGACAAGTTTCTTTTCATCTGCACGATCAATCCAATTAGTCTTAAACCAGTGATAAGGTCCATCTGGGTTACAGTTAAACCAATATTTTGATCCATCAACGGAACAACGTCCTGTTGCCTGGTTGACAAAAGATTCAGGCATCAATGCAACTTCATCAAAAAAGACTCCTGCTAAAGTAATACCCTGTATCAAATCCTGTGATCGCTCGTCTTTTCCACCGAAGATATAGAAATAGTTCTCTTTGCCACCTCTTCGGATAACAACTAAGTTATCAGCTCTGTGATCTTCAACGTGGTATCCTCGACTCTTAAGCATAAGCTTTAACCAAAAAAGTACGTTTCTCCGGAAAGAACCGATCGTTTTCCCACACATACCGAAGTTTTGGCCGTTGAATGTTTCCATTGCCCACATTGCAAAAGATAAGCACATAGAAACTGTCTTTCCCGATCGGATTGCTCCATCTGCTATGATTCCATCCTGATCATGTACTGGAGAATTTGGCAGCCACCAGGTAAGTATCTTTTTCTGCTTCTTAGAGAACGGCCGAAACTTAAAGACAGCTTTCTTTATTCTTCTTCCCATACATCTGCCACCTCACCTTTTAAGGCTTCGATGAATCCATCGTCTTCTGTCTCTTCTTCGGATGTTCCGGACATGATCGCTGTCTTAGCTCTGATCTGCTCAATCTTAGCTTTCTGTTCAACTGTAGCAATATCCATATGATCTGCAAGCCATTGTAAAGCTTTCATCTTATCAACCAGCTTAATACTCGCTCCGTCTTTTCCTTGCTTCACTTCCATAATCAACGTTCCATCAACATCTTCAGATTGTTTGAATTTCACAGTATTGACTTCTTTTTCGAGAACTTCTTTTTTTCCAGTTTCTTTGTTTTCTACCATTACTGGACCAAAAGCACCCATAACTTGAATATTTTCTCGCCCAAACGATACATAATCTGTCACATCTGCAAACGCAATATCCATGTACTTTTGAAAGATATCTTCCTGCTTTAACAGTTCCCTGTTCATATGATTCTGCTTTAGCTGTTCAATCTCTTTTCTGATCACTGGATTCTTCATAAGCCTGCTTCCTAATACGGCAGCAGATGCATAAGTACATCCTGGATAAGCTTTCATGTAAGCTTTCGTATAATTAAACATTCTGGATTGGTACAAACAAAAAAGCTGCTGCTGATCGGTAAGTTCATCGTTGATCACGACCTGACTTACATCCTCCGCAACGGCTTCTTTTTTGTGTGCACCCTTTTTATTTTGTGTGCACCCCTTTTGGATGCATCCTGTCTTTTTGTTCCTCGACCATGCGTATCGTTTCTTCCACGATTTCACAGTATTTATCGAAACTTCATACTTGGCAGCAATGTCTTTATACTTCATTCCGGCCACGTAATCGGATTCTGCCAATATGTAGTTTTTTTCTTCATTCACACATTACCGCCCTCCTTCTTCAGGTACTCGCATAGTCTTTCACATTTCTGAGCATCACTGCATCGAATTGTTGTATCCACTTTACAACCAGTCCCTACATATCCTCTGCTCATAACCTGTGTTTCTGGTTTGAGCTCTTCACAGTTCTGGCAGTAATCTTCTGCTTGTAATCTGATCATATGTTTTCCCTCCTATATTTCAAATGGACCACCAGGGACTCGAACCCTGGACCGATCGGTTATGAGCCGACTGCTCTGACCTGCTGAGCTAGAGGTCCTTAAATTTATGCACGAAAAAAGCACCCGAAGGTGCTTAATTCAATATATTTTGAGATTTGATTAACCTTTTGTTGTACGCGCAACTCCTAATATATTAGAAATTGCATCTTGTAATACTCGTGAATAATTAATTCCCGCTTTATCGGCTTCTACACTCATCCAATATGGAATTGTACAGTTTTTCTTAACTGCTTTATTATCCACTCTCTTTCTGTACTCTGTAAAGTCTACATCTACAAGTGTTACTGTGTCTCCTGCTTCTACATTTTGAGCTTTTGAATTTGGTTCTGGAAGACTTTTTTTCTCATCTTCCATATCAATCCCCATCAATCCAATAGCATCTCTGGCCATTTCCATAGCCTCTGCTATTGTATCGCCTTCTGTAGCGATATCAAAATCAGGGATTTCTACATAATACCCTTCTTGATCCGGTTTTAAAATAACCGGATACGCTACTTTCTTTGCCATGTTTCCGTTCCTCCTAAAATCTTGCCGTTTGATCCTTTTTTCATTTTTGTTTTTCATGAATCCACCAAGTCTGGGGCTTAAAGCCCCAGTTTCTTGATAATAGATTTAGCTAATCGCTCCTTAATCTCTGGATGTCTTGGAATTGGCTCAATTCTGTTACCATCTGTATATAGATCATGGTTCCCACCATTCCGTTTTAAATACCATCCATTTTTTTCAAGGAGTTTAATCAAATCTCTTCTCTTCATGAAAAACTCTCCTTTTTTTAATTTATATGTTCATTATACGTACAAAATGCGTATAAGTCAATAATTTTATGCGTATTTTGTACGTATTTTTATTAGCAAGAAAAAGGAACATTTATGAAGTATCGCTTCATCTAATCGCTCTAGCCTATATATTAGCCTATTTTTTGCGAACGTGACCGAACATTTTCTAATTTTCTTGAAAAAATCTTGTATTTCTCATTCTGCAGCTGTCTTCTGTATAAGCTACTCGCCTTTTAGGGTGTAACTGATTCATCTTATGTGCTACCTGCAGCCACGTCATGCCATCAATGTAATAAAATCTAAACATCATTCTTAGTTCGCTCTTCTCAATGCTATTTATGTACTCTTCTACCTGATTCATAAGTTCCAAGAGCTCGTTTTCTTTCTCAATCAGCATTGCTTTTCGTTTATTAAGCAGCAGCTTCTTTCGTCTTAACTCTGGTACTGGCATACCCTCCACTACAAAATGCTGGATTCCACCCATGCCGCCGCTTACTGTGTCTTTTACAGTTCCTTCTTCCTCAATCCTGCTGATCTGCTTCTCTGTCTGTAGGATTCGTTTTCTTATATCTTTTACTTCTTCAATCATGTCTGCGTATTGGATCAGTACGTTCTTGTCCACGTTCTCCCCTCCTGTTACGATTTATTATCTGCTGCCTTATCCGATCTGTCATCTCCTGGTACTCTTGCTTGTATTGCGCCCGATCGGCACAAATGCCCATGCAGATTATCTCTGCACAGGCTTTGCATGGATCTACCATATCTTTCTTCCACCTTTTTGCTTCATCAGGTTTCTTTTGTAAAACTTCCCTTTGGTTGTCGAATAGTATTTGTCTTTATCTTCTTTTTTCTTTTGTCTTATTGCCTGCATACTTAACTTCCATGCAGTAAATTCAGTGCATTTTCTTCGACATTCAACTCGCTTTTCTCTTTCTTTGCCATGATCACACTTGAAACATGGACAATCTTGATATCCCATTTATGTATCACTCCTTATAATTTGTTCAGTGGACATTCTTCATCGCATATCCTTTTATATTTTTCATAATCATTCGGCGTTGTTCTTGGATATACGCAATAACCATCGCACATCTCAGTTCTAACTTCTTCCAGAATGTCCGTTACTGTCTTCACTCTCTTATGATCTTCTTTCACGACACCTGTAAGATTCTCTGTTATTGTCATAACTCATCCCTCTCTTTCGCTGCAGCACAGAGTGACATCACTGCCACTCCTGCAACTGCTCCGATAAATAATCCACTTATAAATCCAATAATCATA